TTACGAATTCTTTCTCAGATTCTCCATGATATCGACCGTTTCATTTCTCATCTTATCTGTCACATGCGAGTAAGTATCCATCGTAATTGAAATTCTGCTGTGGCCCAATCGTTCAGAGATTTCTTTCATTTTTGCGCCATTTTCGAGAAGAAGTGTAGCATGAGTATGTCTGAGAGAATGGAAGTTAAAAGAGAGGGAGAGTGCATTCGATATCCTTCTTGTGTTCCATTTCACCACACTTGGCGTAACTAGCTCACCGTCTTCCTTCGTACATACTGCATTTGAATCAATGTAGAGCTTTCCATACTTCATTCGATTTTCTAATTGTTGTTTCTTATGTTTTTTCAGAATTGCTAGCAAGGTTTGTCCAATAAAAATCGTTCGATTGGAACTGCTTGTCTTTGGTGTACCATATACCCATTCGCCATCATTCTTTACCATTTGTTTCTCTACAGTAATTGTTCCATTTGAAAAATCGACATTATCCCACGTCAGACCACAAACTTCGCCAACGCGCATTCCCGTATAAAATCCAATATTCAAAGGAATATAGAAAGGATGGCCTTCAGGAGTGATTTCTAGCATATGATCAAAGTCCTCAAGAGAAATGATTTTTAGATCTTTTTTAGTCGTTGGTCGTTCTTCGTATTTTGGTATCTTTACATACAGCATAGGATTTTGCTTGATTAACCCCCAAGGATAAACCGCCATATTCAGCGCATTCTTAAGGACAGAGTGAGTAATAGTCATTGTTTTCTTCGAGTAACCCTTTTTAAATTCAGCATTGATGAAATTTTGTAAAAGAGCAGGGGAGAGATCCGTAAGTTTTTTCTTTCCTAAATAACCGTTTATATGATTTTTGATGGTAAATCGGTAGTTTTCATAGGTATTGTATTTTAGATTTAGTTTAACGTATTCCTCCATCCAAAAATCAAGGTATTGTTTTACTCGAGTATCCGTACCTAAAAAGTACTGTCCTGTTTCGTCAATATCTGATAAAACTTTTCGTAAAGCAGCTTCGGCCTCTGGTCGGGTGTCTCCACCAACTTTCTCCACTTTTTTTCTTGAGCCATCATCATTGATATCTTCAAAATAATAATACCAACGTTTTCCACGTTTTCTCACACCGCCACGCATGTTATCAATCCTTTCGTAGATGATTTGTAATAGTAAGAAATTTTATAATATTTATTTTTAATCTGATAGGGGATAGAGCAAAAATCGTATTCATAAATAAAACATACGAACTTATGTTCTTTGGTGCTTAAAAAGAAAAGCCCGAAGGCTGTTCTTTTGATCTATTAGTTTAAAGAAATATCAACTGTTTCATCATTCCAAATAGATGTAGCATATTGAAGCTTTAACTTGGCATTTGTATCAGCTTGGCCAACCAAATCACCAGTAACTGAAGCACCATCATCCAAATCGCCACTATTTAATTGGTTAATATTATCTAATGTAGTGATTTCATCCATATCAGTGGCATTACCATCTGCATTTAGCTTGAAGTCATAAGGGTTATAGGACTGCTTTTTACCAGAATTATTAGTAATTGTAATGTTTGCGATAACATATTGTTTTCCATCATCAGGAGTATCGAACTCACTACCGCTACTGTATTGCACATTATTAACTTTAATTTCATAGCCCTCGTAGCTCACAGTATCTCCAACAGCAAAGTCCTGATTCAAAGGATCACTAGAACTCTGTGTATCTTTCTCAGCAGAATCGTTGCTACTTACTTTTTCTGTTTTAGCAGAAGTAGTTTCTTTTTTATCATCGCCACCGCCTAGCGCACCACCAACGATGAACACAACGATTACCACTAGAATCCAAAACCAAACTCTCTTATAGAATGGTTTTTTCTCTTTCATAACATATGTTTTACCATCTTCTCCTGTAACCTTTTTCTTTGCCATTATTTCTCCGCCAAAAAAATATTATTACTCCCACTTAAGGCAGGCAGTGATAGTCGCCTCCAAATCAAAGAACTATACCGTTCACGCTTTCCCCACAAAGCAAAAGCACAATTCATGATTAACTAAATTAAGAATCTATAAGCCGAAACTGGAAGACCATATAAACGAGATAAATCTTCAATTTTTCTCGGATACATTTGTGTGTCTTCTTTATATAAGTCGGCTATAAGATTAGCAGCAAAACAATTTGCTTCACTTTCAGACTTGCTTCTTGAATTTCTTGTCGAGACGTAATAACTAGATATTTCTTTATGAAACAGCGCATGCCCAAGTTCGTGAGCACAAATATAGAAGCGTTCTTCAGAGTACTTAAGACTATCATTTAAAAAGATAATAGGTTCGTCCAAAATTTCCTGAAATTGTCCTTTTGGATTATTTAGAAAAGGAACAAATTCTACGCTTATGCCCATTTTTTCACAAATTATAAAAGGATTAGCGGATTGATATTTCCGCTTTAAATCTCCAACTAGGTTTACTACATCCAACTCCATACTAAAATCACTTCACTTCACTTTTTCTTCCTTTTCTTTATATCCCAGAATGTTGCTGTAAGGATATCTTTTACTCGTTGAATTTCTTCAGGTGTTAAAGTTTCACCACCATAAGCCATGTTTACGTTTGATTCTAATAATTTATCTAACTCGATTAAATCATTCTCATTAGCCCAGTCAGGGATAAGATCAACGTTAACAGGTGAATTCTCTTCGAAGTAGGAAATAGACACACCTAAAGCAACTGATAGTTTTTTTAAAGTTTCTAAAGTTGGATCTTTCCGTTCACCTTTTTCAAATCTAGATATTTGAGAAGCACTTACTCCAGATTTTAATGCTAACTGATTAACTCCTAATCCTCTAGAGGTTCTCAATTCTTTTAGTTTTTCTCCAAACTCCATGATAAAACCCCTTTCTTAGATAAATGATATAGCCCTTTGGCAACAAAAGCAAAAAAAATTGCAATTTGTCAATAAAAAGTGTTGCCAAATGACAAAATAAGTATTATAGTATTGTCATAAGGCAACGAAGGTGTAAAAAATGAAAACATTACTCAAACAAGACGAACTTAATTCCTTAATGCAATCAAAAGGGGATGATCCATATTCATTAGCTAGAAGAATGGATGTCGCTCCATCAACGGTCTATAGAATATTGAATGGAGATCGCGGGATTGGCGGAGAATTGATCCCTAAACTGCTCAAAGCTTTCGAACTTTCTGAAAAAGATTTTGATAAGCTTTTTATTTTTAGCGAAGCATTGCCAAAAAACAACAGAAAGGAGGCTGTCAAATGACACGACAAGAAAAAATAAAAAATCTGCTAAAACTCTCAATACAACCTAAAGTTGAAAACCCAACAATTTCACCAAATTATGAAATTAAATTAAATGATTGGACATTAGGACGTGGAGTAACAAATATTGAACTATTTATGCCAGCATCAGGCAAGCCAAAACTAAAAATCGAATGTTTTATAGATGAAGTTGATATAAAAGATGTTTTGGTAGGACCAGAAATTCTCCCTTTGAGTAAATACTTCAAAAATTCAAAAGGAGAATAACTAAAAAATATTTATTAATTACAATTGGAACAAGCTCACTATAATAAATTTCTGTTTCTAAAATATTGTCGGGATATTTTAAAGGAGGTTTCTAAATGAAATTTTTAATAATAGCAATATGGATATTTGGAATACTTTGTATTCAGTCAATGCGTAAATTAGCACCTAGGAATAGTTGGTACCCTTTCTACGCATTGCTAGTTTTATTAATAATTACTAGTTATCTATTATCCGTCTAATATCGTACAAAAGTGTTTCTTTCATGTACAAGCTAGTCTTGCTGATGTCGCCACTAACGACTAATTCATAGAATTCCGTAAAATGATCGTAAGCTTTTTCTGGAACATAAGGTAAACATTTATAAAAGGAAGATTTTAATGCCATTTCAGATTTAGTACTAAGTGTATTGCCCATATATTCCCCGTAATATTTGAGAAAGTCTTCGAATAGAGTTCGAACATGGCTGGAGTATTGTTCATATTTTTTCTGCTGAACTTCTAACTTTTTTACTTTCAGTAAATACCGATTGTTAAGTAGTGTAGTTAAAATCGGTGAAATAAGGGCCACTAAAGCAACAATTACGGAAATTGTAATTGATAGATTAAATTTCATAATTATCACCTCGCTTTCGAGATGATTATACCAAATAAAAATAACGAGGAGGAATCCTTTTATGACACGCCAAGAAAAAATAAACATCGTACTTGATGTTAGACCTAGACTAGTCCACATCATCAAATGTGCGAATGACGATCAACTCGATCGTCTAGTTGAAGAAGTCCAAAAAGAGCTTGAACGTGAATTAGACGAAGCAGCTTTCGTTTGATTCTTTAAATTAATAGTATAAAAAAATTGCTCGTATTGATATACGGGCGAATAAGAATATGAGGTGTTTAAACTGTTAAAAAAATCAAGTGTTATTCGAGAATCGTTAGTCGAAGTAATTAATAAGAGTGGTGAGACCAAAAAGGAAATAGCAAGACAAATCAACGTCTCTCAACAGTCATTAAGCGATTGGACAACATTGCTTAATACGAAGCCCGTGACGTTGGAAAATGCTCAGGCGTTAACGGATCATTTTAGAGATTCAGATTTCACTCTTCAAGTGATTCATGAGTTCTTTGGTTTATTTAAATCAATAGATGGTGATGTTTATAGGAGAGATCCTTCATCATTAGACAAGTTGCAAATGATTGAATCAGATGAGCGGAAACAGAAGAAGCAAGAAGTAGAGAAAATTCTTCTTAAACAAGTAAATTACTTAACTGTTGATGATCGTCAACAAATCATTGCATATGCTTATGAATTTTTAGATGAAATCATGGTGGAAGTAACACTAATAAGTGCATTATGCGAAATACTTGGAATCGATATTCGCAAGCTTAGTGAGGAACGGCTGTCGTACTGGGTAGCACAAGGATATATGAAAGGATGATGGAAATGGAAACATTGGAAAATATTTTTCCAAAAAAAGTTGTCTTGAAGCGCAACAATAAAAGAAACATTGAAAAATTAACATACTCAGTTACTGAAGCGGCATTAGCTATAACAACAAATCCTCAAAATGTTAAAGATTTGATTGAGATGGGATACATCGGTTTTTTGAAACTCGGTGAAATTAGAATTCCTAAAACTGAAGTCGCTCGATTTTTAGAGAATCATATGAATGAAGATCTTGCTAGCGAAATTGCTAAATATAGAGAGGAGAGAAAGAAATGAAAACTGTATTTAAAATGACTGTCAAGAGCGCTTTGCTTATGAGTCTAGTAGCAATCGTACTGGCAAGTATTAATCCAGCATATGCACTTATTTATTGGGGAACCTTAGTAGCGGTTACTGCTGTAAGAGAAAGTTTCAAAATGCCAACACAAAAAAGACCGACCAGCGACGGCAATCGCTAATCGGCAACATATCAAAATAACTTAACTGTATTTTAGCACGAAAGGAAGGCTAAAACAATGAATGATTTTGGACAAGCGCTCGATCAGTATTTGACGACTCCCGAATGGGGCAACCCACATCAAGAGGAGGAAGACGATGAGTAAATCTACCTTAGAAATGAGCCATCAAGAATGGCTTGAAGACCGTAAGAAAGGCATCGGAGGTTCTGATGTCGGAACGATTTTAGGATTGAATAAGTGGAAATCACCTTATCAACTCTGGCTAGAAAAAACAGGACAAGTCGTACTTGAAGAATCAGAAAATGAACCAGCTTATTGGGGCAATGTTTTAGAAGAAGTTGTTGCCAAAGAATTTCAAGAACGAACAGGCAAAAAAGTACGTAGAAGAAACCAAGTATTTGAACATCCATTACATCCATTTTTAAGAGCAAATATTGATCGTGACGTAGTAGGGGAAAACGCCATTCTTGAATGCAAAACAGCTAACCAATTTCTTGGTAAAGAGTGGGAAGGAGAAGAAGTCCCGCTTAGCTATCTCTGTCAGGTTCAACATTATATGAATGTTTTAAATAAAGATTATTGTTATATCGCTGTGTTGATTGGCGGACAAAGATTCATTTGGAAGCGAATTGCGAGAGATCAAGAATTGATCGATACGATTACAGAACGCTTGGTTGAATTTTGGGAAACAAATGTAGTTGAAGGTATCGAGCCTGTAATTGACGGAAGTGAAGCGACTGCTGACTTCTTAAAAGAAAAATATGCAGATGTAGAAGAAAATCAAACAGCTCTACCATCGCGTTTTGATGAACTTATCGAGCAAAAAAGAGAACTCAAGCGGACGAAAAAAGAAATTGAGTCAGCTATCCGTCAAGTAGACAACGAGATTATCAGCGAGCTAGGAAAACGTGAGGCAAGTATTGGCATTACACAAAGGAACATCATCAGCTGGAAACTTGTTAGTACTAAACGCATGAACACGAAGAAACTAGCAGAGAAATATCCAGATATCGCAAATGACGAAGAGATTTATAACGTTACTGAATCAAGAAGACTAACCGAAAAGGAGATCAAATAATGAATAAATGCCCACGGTGTGGAAGCGAACTTCGAGAACCATCATGGAATTATTGTGTGATTTGCGGATTACCGATGAAGGAGGAAAAAAACAATGGCAACAAATGAATCGTTAAAAAAACAACTGACTGAACAAAATACTCAAGTGGTTGACCCATCAAAGTTAGGTTTTAAAGCTTTGATGAGTACGCCAGCAATGAAGAAAAAATTTACTGATATTCTACATGAAAAATCGGATTCTTTTATGGGATCGCTCATGACTTTAGTTGGTGGTGATAACTATCTGTCCAAAGCAGAACCAATGACCATTATTGCTTCCGCACTAAAAGCAGCAACTATGGATCTACCTATTGATAAAAATTTGGGATATGCCTATGTTGTTCCATTCAATAGAAAAGAAAAAGTTGGAAAAGAATGGATTACACATAATGAAGCGCAGTTCATTCTAGGATACAAAGGCTACATTCAACTTGCGCAACGTTCGGGGCAATATAAAGCTCTGAATGCATTGGAGATATACGAAGGACAATTGATTGAGTGGAATCCTTTAACAGAAGAATTTACATTTGATTACAATGCTAAGCAATCAGACAAAGTTATCGGATATGTTGGTTTCTTTGAACTATTAAATGGATTTAAAAAGACAGTCTATTGGACTAAGCAAGAAATAGAAGCTCATCGAATTAAAAATGCAAAGGGATATGACAAAGAAAAACTATCTGGAGCTTGGAAGGATAATTACGATGCAATGGCCATTAAAACAGTTCTGCGGAATCTTTTATCTAAGTGGGGCATTTTATCAGTAGAGATGCAAACTGCTGTTACATCGGACGAGAAGGTTTTCCGATTAAACGAGAATGAAGAGTTGATTGAAGAAACAACTCTATCAGAAATGGAGCCAGAAAGAAAAACAGTAGAACCCGTTATGGATCAACCTGCAGAAGATTCAGATATTCAAACTGGGTTATTCGATGCATCAAATCCACCATTAAACAAATAGCGAGGGAGTTATCTCCCTCTTAACATCAAAACGAAAGGAGGAACACAATTGGATTACATCGGACAGCTTAATGCTTTTGACAATTGGCTTGAATATAACGAGCTTGGCGCTGGTCCCCAACTGCTTTGGTATAAGCTAATGGCTATAGCAAACAAAAGTGGATGGCAGAGCGAATTATCGATTGCCAATACAAGGCTACAAGCAATGACTAAAACGTCTGAAAAAACATTGATTAACAATCGTAATCAATTGATCCAAAACGGACTCCTTCAATATAAAAAGAGAGGTCGTACAAAAGCTGGAGTTTATATTCTTTCTGATCTAACTGGAAATTTTACAGTAAAAACTACAGTAGATAATACGGTAGAAAACTCCGCTACTGGAAATATTCCAGTAGATAGTAAAGTAAATCCGAAAGTAAATAGGGAAGTAAATCCTTCAGTAGATTCTACAGTAAATCCTTCAGCTTATATAAACAATACAAAACAAAACAAGACAAATAAAGAAGATGATATAGGCGTGTATGAGTTCATCCAAAAAAGCTGGGGGAAAGCACCTACTGGACTTTTGCAAGGAGCATTAGGACCGATGATTAAAACTTGGGGAGCAGATATGATTCTCTTTGCTTTTAAATTAGCTTTCGAAAACAACGTTGAGATGCCAGGATTGAAAAAATACGTTGAAGCGATATTAAATTCATGGAGTAATCAAGGAATTAAGACAATGGAATCAGCAGAAAAAGCCCAAGAAGATTTTAAGAACAAGAAAAAACAAAACTATCTTCCTAAACGTCAAAACAATGTACGGCGTGAAAAGTTACCTGATTGGGTCAACAAACCTCAAGAAGAAAAGACGCTAGATCCTGATAAAAAAGCAGAATTAGAAGCCCGCTTTGCTGCTTATCAGGCTAAGAAGGAGGCGCTTCTTGAGAACGAATAAATATCGTAATCGAAAAACTATCCATCGAGGTATCAAGTTCGATTCTATCGCAGAAGCAGAGTACTACGATCTAGCCTTATGGCAAGCTGAAGCGAACGGCTGGAAAGTAAAACTTCAGGAACGATTTGAGCTGATGCCGAAATTTGAACTAGACGGAAAGAAGTATCGCAAGATCGAGTATATTCCCGACTTCACATTTTATAAAAACGGTAAACTTGTCAAAGTCGTAGATGTCAAAGGAATGCAGACAAAAGACTTTAAGATCAAGGCAAAGTTGTTCTGTCATCAATATCAAGTGCCGTTGATTTTAGCTAAAAAATATCGGAATACGTTCAAGGAAGAGCGTTTTTAACGAGGTGGTCCATCATGACAACAGAAGAAGTGATTCAAATGCGTATTCGAAGCCTTCAGCGTGAGATTGACGATCTGGAGCGGACAAAGGCAGTAATGGTCAATGAAACGGCGAGGAAGGCAATCGATTTGCATGTAGAGAATTTAAGAAGGGAAATTCGTAGATTGGAGGAATGATCGTGGATAAGAAAGTAGCAATGAAACGAATTGCTGAATTAACCAAGTCAGAATCTTGGCAGGAAGACAAAGAAATAGTTGCAGAAGTCCAAAAGCTCGGTAAATCAATGTGGGCTGAAAAAACCAATCGGAAAACGCCGAGAAAAATTGCAATCTGGCATGGTGATCGAATTCTAGTAACAGGTACTGCTGAACAGTTATCTGAAATTACTGGATTAAGCAAAAACATTATTTGGGATAGAGCTAGGAGCTTATGGATTGATTCAAAAGGACGACAGTTTAGGTATGTGGAGGAGAAATAATGAACGAACTAATCACAAAAGTAGAGAAGTGGGCAAAAGATAAGGGATTGGATCATGCGGATCCAAAAGCACAGTTTTTGAAAGTAGCTGAGGAATTCGGGGAAATCGCTTCAGCAATGGCAAGAAGTAATGATGAGCTATTTAAAGATAGCGTAGGAGACGTAATCGTCACTCTGATTATCCTTTCCATGCAAAAAGGGACAAATGTACAAGAGTGTTTAGAAATGGCGTACAACGAAATCAAAGGACGCACAGGGAAGATGGTAGATGGTGTGTTCGTGAAGTCGAGTGATTTGGAGGATGTGAAATGAAATACGAAATACCACTAAGTGAAGCGGGCATTCAAGCAATTATCAATGGTCGGGAGGTTAACATAGAACTTCCTGATGATACTGAATTAGTCATCAGACAAAGTTATTTGAAAGATATGGCAGCTCCAGTATTAATTGATCGTTTTAACGTGACTGATTCTGTGGTAGAGAACCACTTAAAAGAATTTCGATCAAGTATAGACAACACTTTCAGATTAGGGAGTTGATTGACAATGAACAACAGGCACCGCAGAATAACAAAACTAAGAAAACAGGAACTGAATGTACTAAAGACAAAGTTTGAAAAAGAATATGGAATTTCAGCAGAAGAAACATATAAAGTGGCAAGTCAGTGTGTTGCTGATGCAAGTGATGCTATTCGTAAGTTTGGAATTTCGATATTAAGTGATGATCGTAAATGGGAGGAAAAAGAATGAAACTAAAAGACGGATTTTACGCTAGTAGTCATGGTATCGGCGGTTTAATGCTAGATATGCCGACAAAGAACCCTAAAACACGTAAGAAACCAAAAGTCAAAATCGGTGACATGGTCCGCTGTGAAGCAGAAGAGTTCGTTTATCCGTTCAGAGGGTATGTAGAACACGTCTATAATCACTCAGCGATCATTCGTATTGAAAACACGATGAAATGTGACAAGTGGTTAGCGAAAAGTAAAAAGAATTTAGCAGTGGTGAGATTGGTGGATATGGAACTAATCAATGACAAATAAAAAAGCCGGATCGCTCCGACTGATGTAATAAATCCGACAAGTTTATTATATCACATAAAAGGAGCGGTTTGACTTGATGCAATTGTTACGAGAGGTAGATTTCAAACAGACAAGATGTAATGCGAGAGATGTGCTGAAGAACTTTCGGCGTTTGGAGCGGATGGCAGGTCGCTCTTTGATAGATATTAAGTCGCCGATTATTACGGATATGCCGAAGGCACCGAAGCACGGCAATAAGGCAGAAGACGCGATCATTCAGATGATGGACATAGAAGCAGAGAGAGATGCGATTTTAGCGGCTTTGATGGCTCTTAGTCTGATTAGTCGTCAGATACTCTACTACAGCTTCTGTGACGTCAATAAGCACTCTAATTATGAAATAGGGCAATTGATACGAGGATACGGAGAGAAGAATGTAGAGAAGTTGAAATCCATCGCATTAATCGAATTTGCTGAAGCATACAAAAAAGGCGTGTTAGTTCAGTATCGTTGATTTTGTAGGGTTTTTGTAGGGATAGTGTAGGGTTTTTGAGCGGTTTAACGTGATATTATGGTAGTGTCGAAAGATTAGTGATAGGTCTAAGACAAAATAAAATGTAAGGGAGGAAATCTCCCTCATCGTTTTAATTAAGCTTCGATAGACAGCAACGGAAATATTAAGAATAAGGATGTGAATTTTAACTCCTTCTAAATTGTTCTTATTATCTATCATCCGTTGCTGTCTATTATTGGTCATTGACGGGAACGTAAGTTCGTGGTATCTTATTATCATAATCCTTATGATTATATCTGCTAGAAAAGAAGTTTAGAAAGCGATTGTTTTCTTGACTTCTTTTTGATTTAATTAATATAGCAGATAATAATTTGATAAGGAGTTTAAACGAAATGGTGAAACTTACGACTAAAACTTATGATTTTTTTATGTACAAACATTTTAAAAATGGTGAAAATGTAACAGATTACAATACTCTAAACAAGAAAATTGAAGAAGCATATATTTGCTTAAAGGGTGACGGACAATCAGATGTAAATTTTATCAAATGTAATAGTTCTTTATACGTTGGGTTTAGTTATATAAAAAAAATAGAGTGTGAAACTGGAGAGGTTTGGATTTTTTGTCTATCTAAAGTAGATACTCAAAAATTAGCGATTGTAAATAATATTTCTCAACCTGTACAAGATGGTAGAAGTGTTTACGCGGAATCAAATGAGGAAGGTCCAACAACGGAGACAGTCATTTTGTTTAATCCAAATAACGGAGTAGTAATTGTACCAAGAAATCGTGGTGGTGTAAGCAAAAATTTATTAATAAAATTTTTCTATAAGCTTACCAAAAAAAGAGGTGGAGATTTATCCGTCATTGTTAATAATACTGATTTGAAAAATATTAGTAAGATAGATTCTATACATGAAATAGATGTTTCTATACATAGAATCACTGATACTAAAAACTTGACTAATGCTAAAAACAGCGTTAAAAAAGATAAAAAAGTAATCGAAAGATTAGAAGCGCAAAAAGAGAAAATAGTATACACAGGTAATTTAAATATTCATAACGTGGTTAAATACTGTAAAGAACTACTTGAGAATAAACAGAACAAAGAAAGTGATGTAGATAAATTAATATTGAAAGGGCTAGCGGGCGAGCGCGAACAAGTAATTGATCTTATTAATAATCGGTTGATTTATATTGATGATAAGATACCATTAAATAGAGATGGAAAATTAACCGTGGAAAATATGGTTAATTCAATAGAAATGGCTTATAAAGATAATGAATTAATTATAGCTTTGGATAGACAATGATAAAAAATAGATAGGAGAATTTTAAATGATATTGTGGAGAAATAAAGACTATTTGGTACCCTTAGTACTTGGATTTATTTTATGTCAATGGAAATTTCCTATTCATACAGATTTAATGTCTACTCAGCAATTAGATAGTTTAAACAGATCCGTTGATGCAGTATTATCGTTTGCTTCATTAGCAACAGCATTTTTGTTTTTTACAGTCTCCTTTATACCTGTAATGGCTGAAAAATCTCCTTTATTCAAAAGCTTAAGAACAGATGTAAAAATGCTTGAAAGAATAATGCTAGATGCTTTTATATTTTTTTTAGTATCTATTATCTCGTTATTTTTTGTATTTTCTGATTTATTGAATTTGTTCGACGAAACTATATTGTACTCATCATGGCTTAGTTTATTAATAACAGCATTATACGGGATGCTTAGTATATTTAAAGAGCTTTTTTCAAATATTAGTAAGGAAATTAATAAATAATTTATGTCTTCATCAATATTGAATAAAAAGGATTACAGACCACTCTTTGAGTGGTCTTTTTATTTTGCACAAAGGAGGTAACAGCAATGTATAGACCACAATACTTAGAACAGAAGCATGAAGTAATCACTGTGCAAAATGGTAACGGTGAGATAGTACGAAAGTATAGAAGACCAATAAAGAGCGATACATATAAACGAAAGGAAAGCAATGAAGTTATTCCATTGTATAGCAAAAGAATAGCTAAGTATTAAATAAGATTGCGAAAGGAGATGGGACATGACCGAGGAATTCTATAGATGGTTATTACAGTTGATAAGAGAAGATCGTTTGGTTAAGTTCTATCAGTCTCCTAAATGGCGCAGGCTTAGAGAGAAAGCGATGAAACGAGATCACTATGAATGCCAAGAGTGTAGAAGACTAGGTAAGTATCATAGAGTAGAGAACGTTCATCATATAAAGGAAGTCAAGGATAGACCTGACTTAGCTTTAGATTTAGATAATCTTATTTGTTTATGTGTTGAACATCATAATGAAGTTCATAGCAGATATCTTACAGCGTTAGATAAACAAGAGAAGAAGATAGAAAGCTTTGCTAACTTCGATGCAAGTGAAAGGTGGTAAGTGCATGATCATCAATGACAATGGCAGAGAGTATGATACAGAAAGGATTGAAGAGTATTCATCTTATACTCAGGGATTAATTAAACGTTTGATATACGTTCGCTATGTAGGTATTAGGGATCTGTTATCAGATAACTGTTGCAGTAAATACAAAGTGAATCAAGTAAGAGAAGCGTTGAATAAAGATAATAACGTCGAAAGAATAAAAAATGTTTTTGGATATGGCATTGAAGAGATTAATTATTACATTGACTTCGCTGAAGCTTTCATTCCGATGGTGAGATAACCCCCCCCTTAAAATAAATCGCAAATTTTTTGGGGGTGATGAAACGGAGGGGGCTGTCAGGAAAAGAGATTTTTTCGAACTTTATCATGAAAGGAGGGCTAAAATGTTTAAAAACGAATTGTCTCAAAATCGCTACAGAGAAAAATTACGCCGCTCTTTAATAAGCCAATTGGAAAGTCAGAAAACAAATATTGAGCCATTCTTAGATAATGTTGATCGTTATATCAGTTTATGGGAAACGGCGATATCACTGGAAGAAGATATATCCGAGAACGGCATTAGATTGGAGAATGGTAAAAAGAATGAATCAGTAGCGTTGCTTGTTTCTGTCAACAAGCAAATGGGATTGATGTTGGATAAACTTGCCATTACTCCTGAATTGGTAGGTGAAGCAAATGAATCAATTCCTGAGTTATAAGCATATTGAAAATTGGTTCAAAGCTATAGAAGAAGGCACTATCAAGGTATGCAAAGAGCAATTATTGCTAAAAAAGTATCTAGAAGAAAGAGTCTTTACTAGAGAAGATATTTACTTCGATAAGCAAATGGTAGAGGATTCAATCAATATTCCAGCACAATACTTTCCATTTGAATTAATTCCGTGGGAAAAATTTCTACAATGTTTTATTTATGGAGTCCGATGGAAAAAAGATAAAACGTTAGTGTTCAATAGATATCTTTCATTAATGGGACGTGGTAATGGTAAAACTGGTTTTGCTTCTTGGAACAATTTTTTCTTGCTGACTGCAAAACACGGTATTAAAAATTATGATATTGATATCTATGCCAATAATGAAAGCCAAGCAAAGACTAGTTTTGATGATGTATTTAAAGTAATTAAAGATCATCCTAATTTAGATAAAAAAGTATTTAAAGCTACGAAGGAAGTTATTCAAAATATCGCTACAAATAGCAAGCTTCGTTATAACACGGCAAACGCTAGAACAAAAGATGGTAAGCGACCAGGTGCAAACCGCTTTGATGAAATTCACGAAAATGAAGATTATTCAATGATAAATGTGGCTACTTCTGGTGGTGGTAAAATTCGAGATTATAGAGAATTTTATGATACAACTAATGGTCATGTTCGTGGTGGTCCGCTTGATGACATTATAGAAGAATCAAAAATGATTCTTTCTGGAGAACTTGGAATTGACAAGGATGGAGCAGAATTTTCTAGTTTGTTTCCATTTATTTGTCGCTTGGATAACGATAATGAAGTTGATGATCCCGACATGTGGGAAAAAGCTTGTCCAACTATTAATTACAATGCAGATTTAAAACGGAAAATGTTTCAAGAATACTCTCAAATGCAACGTAATGCTGGTTTAAGACTTACGTTCATGACAAAACGAATGAACAGACCTATGGAAGATACACGATTTGCTGTTGCTTCATATGATGATGTTCTGCATACGAAAGAAAAAGAATTTCCTGAAAAAATGGATGAAGTGATAGGAACAGTCGATTTTGCTGATAGACGAGATTTTGCCAGTGTTGGGTTGCTAGGAAAATATGATAAAGATGTGTATTTTACCCAACATACTTTTATCCACGAATCAGCTCTTCGATTACAGAACATAAAACGAGAGGTTATAGATATTTCTATAGATCAAGGAAAATCACAAATCGTTCATGGGAAAAATATAGAAGCTGATTATATTGTAGGTTGGTTTCTTGAAATGAGTAATAAATATTATATTAAAAAAATCGCTATGGATATGTACCGTGCAAAAATATTGAAGCCCGCTTTAGAAGAAGCAGGTTTTACTGTGGAAATTGTTCGAAGCGGATCTGTTACACATGGTATGTTAAAAGATCTGGTTGATGACCTTTTTATTAATCAACGTTTATTTTTTGGTGACGATGCGATTATGCGTTGGTATTGCATGAATGTATATGAAGAGCATATTTCTAATGGAAATATACGCTATGAAAAAATAGAACCTGAAACTAGAAAAACGGATGGCTTTTTTTCATTCCTTCATGGTTTGAATTTTTTAGATGATATTTATGATTCTGCTCCTGTAACAGTCACAAATAGCTCAGTAGAAAATACAGGAACTGGATTTACTCCTCTAGTATTCTAACTTGAAAGGAGGTGAGAAAGTGGGGATTTTTCAAAAGGCGGTAGGATACTTCACAAAAAAAGCAACAGTTCCTTTAGAAGAATATTTTTGTAAATTGCAAGTTGATTTTGTGTATCGAAAATTTGCAATTGAAACTTGTATTGATTTGATTGCAAATGCGATGAGCAAAGCGGAATTCAAGTCATATGAAGATGGAAAAAATAAAAAGAATGATCTTTACTATAGGCTAAATGTAGCTCCTAATAAGAAAAATAATGCAACAGAATTTAGAAAAAAACTGATCAGGAGATTAATATTCTACAATGAAGTATTGATCGTTTCTCCGTCTAATAATTCTAGCGAAATATTTATTGCGGATAGTTGGGATATCACAGAGTATGCATTAAAAGATGATGTGTTTTCTCAAGTGCAAATTAACAACATAGTCCTTGATAGAGAATTTCTAGAAAGTGATGTTATCTATATAAAATACGCAGATCAACAAATTAGGCAACTAGTCGATGCGTATTATCAAGCGTATGGGAAACTCATTTCTAGTGCCATGAATGTTTACAAGCGTTCTAACGCTCGTAGATACGTACTGAAAGGGAATTTATTCCGACCGCAAGACAATACAACACAAGACCAAATCAATAAAATGATGACATCGCAGTTCAAACCATTCATGGAAGCGGACAATGCAGGGGCAGTATTCCAACTACAAGAAGGATTCAATTTAGAAGATTTCAGCGGAAACTTCCAAAGCAATTCAAGAGATATAAAAAACTTAATAGACGACATCTTTGAGATGACAGCAGCAGCGTTTCACGTTCCGAAAAACCTACTAAAGGGAGACATGAGTGGGTTATCGGATCAAGTGGACGCTTTTTTAATGTTCGAAATCATTCCAATTGCTGAACTTATTCAGGATGCGTTTAACGCTAGTCTCTATGAAGCAGAAGAATACTTGTCAGGGAATTTTGTACGTGTTGATACAACTATGATCAAGATTACTAGCTTCAAAGATTTGGTTGACGCTATTGATGTAGGCATTAGAAATGGGGTATTTACAATCAACGAAGGAAGAGAACGCGTTGGAAATGATCGCTCTGATAAGGCGATGGCAGATGAAATATTTATAACTAAAAACAACCAACAAGTATCGAAAGGAGGTGAGGCGAATGACGACAATGAAAACATTTCTAGCGGTAAAGAATGAAGGAACAGTACCGCAAATTTTTATTCAGGGATTTATTGGCTCTAGTTGGTTCTTTGAAGGGAATACTGATAAGGGAATCAAAAATATTTTGGATAGTCTAGGTGATCAAGAAGAAATTGAAGTAGTGATTAATTCAAACGGTGGAGACGTATTTCAAGGGATTGCTATTGGGAACTTACTTAAGTCAAATAAAGCAAAAGTTAACGTTGTGATTAACGGCTTAGCCGCTAGTGCTGCTTCAATTATCGCAATGGCTGGCGATACTATAAAAATTTACAACAATGCACAATTGATGATTCACCGCGCTTCCACATATGGAGAAGGAAATGTCGATGACTTCCGCACGATTGCTGATCAATTGGAATCAATTGATAAATCGGTAAAGGCTTCATATAAAACACGATTCAACGGTACAGATGAAGCATTGCAAGAACTTCTTGAAAAAGAATCGTTTATGGATGCAGAAACAGCTTTGAGTTATGGATTGGTCGATGAAATTATCGATGCAGAAAATAGCGCAGGTACTGAAGCTAAGAAAGAACAAAGCGTTGAAGAAATTTTGAATGACGTTGAAGAAAAAAGAGCAGAAAAAATTGCTGCATTTACAGCAGCATTAAATAAAACATTTGGACAAGGAGATGCAAAATAATGACAGTTAAAAATTTAAAAGGTGTAACAGCTGCAAGCGACCAATTGATGAAAGCTTTTAAAGATGGTAACGAAGAATCTTTTAGCGCAGCTATGGTAAGTTTATCTAAGGAAATTCAGGATAAAATTTTAGAAGAAGCAACAGCAAAAAATCAAGATCAATTAGTATTAATGAACCGTGGTCAGCGTGTACTAACTACACAAGAAACAAAATTCTATAACGAAGTAGTGAATAACGAAGGTTTTGCAGGAGTTGAAGAATTAGTACCAGCTACTGTATTTGAACGCGTATTTGAAGATCTAGAACAATCTCATCCACTATTGCAAAAAATTACTTTTGTTAACACAACTGGTGTAACAGAATGGATTGTGTCACGTGGAGTCAATCCAGCATGGTGGGGTAAACTTTGCGAAGCTGTTAAAAAAGTTTTAGATAATGGCTTTGACGTAATTAACATGAAGCAGTTCAAGCTATCAGGTTATATTCCTGTATGTAAGGCAATGCTTGACTTAGGTCCAGTATGGTTAGATCGTTATGTCCGTACTGTTTTAGTAGAATCATTGAGAATTGCATTAGAACAAGCAATCGTTGATGGTACTGGTAAAGATATGCCAGTCGGAATGATGCGTGATATGAGCAAACAAACTAGCGGAGAATATGCTGAAAAAACAGCAGAACCTATTACAGCTTTAGATGCTGCAACTATGGGTGGTTTGATGGCACGACTATCAAAATTCAATATCGAAGGTGTAGATGATCCGATTTATCGTAATGTGAATCCTTCTGATGTGGTCCTAATTGTGAATCCAACTGATTACTGGTCTAAAGTATTCCCAGCTAAGACTGTACTAACTGCTAATGGAGAATATGTACAAGTATTGCCAGTACCAGTTTCAGACTTGCAGTCAACAGCTGTGCCAGAAGGAAAAGCAGTTATTGGGGTAGCTTCAGATTACTTTATGGGTGTAGGATCTACACTAAAAATTGAAGCTTCAGATGAATACCATTTTGTTGAAGACGAACGCATTTATCTAGCTAAACAATATGCAAATGGACAACCTAAACGTAACGATAGTTTCATTGTGTTAGATATTAGCGCTTTGGGAACTACTACTACAACTACAAAACCAACAACCACAACAACTACAACACAAGCGTAGGTGATCAGAATGAAGTATATTCTTTGTCAGCCGGCAATCAATCGGTTTAAATGGGAGCTTGAAGTTTGTTTAACTAATCTGAAGAAACTAGGAATCAAAGATATCGTATTGCTTTTCAGCAGACACGATGATCAGATTCCTATTTTTTTTGAGAAGGAATATGGCGTTGAAGTTCATGTGTACGATGATCTGCGGGACGACAAAGAGTATATTCCTTCGATTAAACCATATTTATGGTGGAAATATTTAGAAGAAGATCATTCGCGTGAGGACGACCGATATTTCTATATCGATTCGGATGTCATTTTCAATAAAAGAATTAATTTGCGCAAATTGCCTTCTAAAGATGATGTTTGGTATTGTAGCGACTGCTGTAGTTATCTAAGTCTTGATTATATTAGAAGCTGTGAAAACGGAGAAAAGATTCTAAAAGATATGGCAAATATTGTAAATGTTACAGTAGAATCTTTGGAAACTATAAACACTAATTCAGGAGGCGCACAGTGGGTTATTAACCGTCCTAAAGCGAATTATTGGAAAAAGGTTTATCTAGATTCTAATCGGCTATATCGCTACCTTAGAGGGCAAAAAACAAATATACAAATCTGGACAGCCGAGATGTGGGCACAGCTTTGGAACATGATGTATTTCAATATTGGTCCTAAAGTTCACGAGGAATTAGACTTTTGTTTTGCTACTGATCCAATAGAAAAAGTTAAAGAAGTAAAAATCTTGCACAATGCTGGAGTAACAACAGCTGACGAAGATTTATTTTTCAAAGGGAGATATGTGACTTCCACGCCTTTTGATGAAGATTTATCATTTGTAAACAAGAAAAAATGCTCTTACGCATATGCTAAAGCAATTAAGGCGGTGGTTAGATGACACCTGAACAAGTGACTGAAGAATTGCTAACAGCTGTGAAGGATAATATTTACGTCACCTGGAACGAAGAAGATGAATCAATTAAAAAGATGATAGCTAAAAATGCCGTTTATCTTCAAAGTAAAGTGAGTACAACTCTTTCTTTTTCTCCTGAAAGCTTAGAATACGGATTGCTAATCGAAAGATGTAGATACGACTGGAATCGTGCTTTAGATGAGTTTGAACAAAATTTCGCTAGTGAGTTATTAGGTTTCATTCAACATTATGCGCTACAAGAATATATTGCAGGTGATGGGAATGGCGAATAATCGTAGACTCGAAGAAACGTTCAACGATGGATGGTTAAAGGTTTTGACGCAAACCACAAAAAGAAATGAATTAGGAAAAAAGATTGGTGTAGAAGATACAGAAATCACTTCTTTAAAATTTAGAAATCTTTCCATGAGAGATAGCGATATAACAGCTATGGATGCGATGGGATCGAAATTAACTAAGAAAGTAAAGACTCCATTTCATCCAATCGCCAAGAAATTTAATAAAGATCAATATTTTATCGTAATCAATAGTATGCGTTACAACGTTATCTATGCCGATTACGATAATTTTTATATCTATTTTTATCTTGAAAGTGTGGGTGAATATGGTGATTGATAATTCTAAAGAAAAAGAACGTTTAAATAAGCAAATTTCTGCTATCAAAACTTCCTTAGAAGAACATTTTAAGCTAAAACTCTTTCAAGACTCTGTTGGCGAGGATGAGCTACCTGATGATTTTAATTACTTCATTCTCGAAACAGGAGAAATAGAAATGATCACTGAACCAAAATATAGCATGGGTCAAAATCTATATCTAACTTTCTATTCAGAAAATAGAGAAGATTTAACAGGAGATTCACTAGATATTATTTCATTGATTCAAAATCGTTCGATTCGTTTTCAGAGAATGGATCCCAACCATTTAAAACTAGAGAATCAAGATCGCTATATCGATCAATTGGTATTTACGTTTAGACGATTATTGAAGAGTGATTGTCATGGCTAAAAATAGTTGGGAGCTAAAAATAAATGGACATGATGAACTTCTTGTGCGGATGGAACGCTATTCAAGCGAGAGCGAACGACTGATTAACGAAGCATTGAAATCAAAAGGTTCAGATATTGCAGTGGATAGGATTACGGAAAAAATTCCTGTTTCTGAAGCAGATTTAAGAAGAGGGCACCAACACGCAAAAAATAGTCGTCCACTAAAGACTCAATATATTAATTTAGGTTTCATCATTAGACCTACAAGAAAATTTGAGTATTTAAAATATCCTGATTTGGGGATAGGCACTTCTAAAAGAAATCAGCCAGACGAATTCATGAGAAGAGGATTAGGTCTTGCACTTGATCCAATTACAGAACTTCTGATTCGTCAATTCGATAAATTAAATAAATAGGAGGAACAACAATGGCTAAAACAACAACTGTAGTAACAACGTTCGATAACGTGAGTATCAAACGAATTGCTTTTAATTTTAAGAACGCAGAAAATGCAATCGCAACAGATTGTAACGGACAATTAGATGGCGAAACAGAAATGCAAACGGTGGTTAAAAAATGTGGAGCGACAGAAGTAAAATCAAAATCTAAACCAATCAATATGACGGTAACAATTACTGCGCATGTACCAATGGAAGTTTATCGACGTTTCAATGGATTGAGACAAGATGAGCGTATTAAACCAGGTATTTACTCTTACGGTCCTGATTCCGTAGGCGAAGATTTCTCACTTGCTGCAGAGATCGTGGATGACTTCGAAGAAAATAGCAAGTTAGTTGGTATGTTAGCATGCACTTCGAATACAGGATTAACATTCTCTATTGAAAATGGTGCGGATGAAGTAGCTGCTTTAGAACTAGAAACAAAAGTTATGCAAGATGAATTTGGTAAATTCTATCATGAAGCAATTGTTGCAGAACTTGAAGAAGACTTAACAGATCAATGGATGACGAATCTATCTGCTGATGTGATTAAAAAGAGTTCAACAACCACTACTACAACGACTCAAGCTTAAACATAAAACGGAGGTAGCAAAATGAACGAAGATTACTCAAAAATTGAACTAAACGATGGAACAATTTTGAATTTAGAACCTAAACTGAATATCAAGAAATTATTGATGATCAATAGAGATTTTAACACAGACGAGTTTGCAAAAATGACTGTGGGAAAAGGATCCATGGATATTTCTGTTATTCAAGGTGCAAAGGCTGTGTATATTGCTTACCGCCAAGCGAACATGACTGATTATATTTCATTCGATGAATTTATCGATAAATGGGATTTTGATATGGCTACTGCCAGCTATATTTATCAATTGATGATGTTCAAACAAGCACGAGATGCCTATCAAAAAGAATTCGAAAAAGCAAATAAGGAAAAAAAGCTTCAAAAGTAAAAATGCCAAAGCTCTTAGTTGAAACGTGGGTCGATGTCTATTCGATGTTGACCGACGTTTTTTCTATGCCTTCAGATTTGGTTTTAAGCGATATCTGTTTAGATGACATTTTGCAAATGGCTTACAACAAGAGTGCTTATGAAGGATGGAAAAACTATGCAATAAACCAATCCCATAAAAACTAAAGAAAGGAGGTAAAAAATGGCTAAAAAGAGAACAGAAGCAGAAGTAACTTTCATAGCTAACGATGACGGATTGAAATCTACGTTAAAAGAAATCAGTGCTGAATTAACTAAAAATAGAGCAGAATTAAAACTAGAACAAGCTCAATTGCAACAGACTGGTTCTGAATCAGACAAGTTAGGAAGTAAATTATCTTCTTTAGAAAAGCAGTATGAATTACAAAGTCAAAAAGTTGAAGTAACTAGTCAACGTTTAGCCAATGCCAAAAAATATTATGGAGAAAATTCCACCGAAGTTCAGAAACTTGAAAGAGAACTGATTAATCAACAAACAGCACAACAACGTTTGTCAAACGAAATTGATAAAACGAGTAATGCACTAGCTCAAGCAAAAGGCGAAATACAGACGTACGAGTCTACAATGCAACAGTTGGACAGTGAACAGAAAAATGTTCAAGCTAGTGCTTCTCTGATTGAATCAGAATATAAAAAATGGCAAGCAACTGCTGGTCAATCAGCTTCTGAATCCGAGAAATTAGCGAAAGCCCAAGAATTTGTTTCTCAACAATCTGAAAATGCGGAGAAAACGATAGATATCCTAAGACGACAGTTAGAAGCTACACAGTCTGAATTTGGCGCTACATCCACAGAAGCAATGCAGATGGAAGCGAAGCTTAATGATGCTGAACGTGAATTTGAAGAGTTAGGACAAGCTGCTAAAAATGTAGATACAACTAACTTGGACGATATCGGAAGCAAAATAGATATGAATAATTTAATGGAAGCTTCTGACGTTTTAAGCGACATTGGCGATAAGCTTACAGAATTAGGGAAACAAGCAGTGGACTCAGCTAACAGTGTAGGTAGTTCCCAGAGTAAGATACAAGCTAATTTTGGTTTGACTAAACAAGAGGCTGAAGAATTAACGAATGTAGCCAGAGACATTTATTATAAAGGTTTTGGAGAATCGTTAGATCAGTCCACAGATGCATTGATTTTGGTAAAGCGTAATTTAGGCGATTTAAATAATCAAGATTTACAAAATATCACGGAACAAGCTATGGTCCTAGAAAACACCATGGGCGCTGATATGGATGAAACGTTACGTGGTGTAAATGGCTTAATGGTCAATTTCGGCTTGAGTGCTCAAGATGCAATGGATTTAATGGTTTCGGGTACTCAAAACGGTTTAGATAAAACGCACGAATTAGGCGACAATATGGCAGAATATAGCCAATTATGGAGTCAAATGGGATATTCAGCTGATGAAACGTTCGGAATGCTTCAAAATGGTTTAGATGCGGGTGCTTATAACCTTGATAAAGTCAATGACTTAGTTAAGGAAATGGGAATATCGTTAACAGATGGTCGATTTGAGCAAAACATGGATATGTTTAGTGAAAGTACTAGAAAAGCTTTTGAAGAGTGGAAAAATGGCGGAGGAACACAAAAAGACGTTATTAATTCCATGATTCAAGATTTTAGCAATATGGATGGTCAATACGACCAATTAAATAAAGCTTCGACAATTTGGTCTGCGCTTGGCGAAGATAATGCGATGAAAGTTGTCCAATCTTTAACTGATGTTAACCATACATTTGATGATGTTGGTGGATCTGCACAAAAAATGAATGAAGATTCTACTACTCCGTTGCAAGAGTTGAACGGGAAAATAGCTGAATTAAAGGATTCATTAGCTCCTATAGGCAACACAATCATAGATGCACTCGAACCAGTAATTGATTTTCTAGGAAAGATGGCTGATGCGTTTAATAATCTTCCACAACCAGTACAGGATTATGCCGTAGCAATTGGCGGATTGACTGCTGCATTTACTTTATTAATGCCAATAATAGTTGGCTTCATGGCTCTAGGTGGTCCTACTACATTAATAATAGGAGCAGTTATTACTGCTATTGCTGGAGTTATAGCAATTATAAAAAACTGGGGTGCAATTACTGACTGGTTTAAGGGAATATGGAGTAAATTCACTGATTGGTTGGGTGGTACTTGGGAAAGTATAAAAGAAGGTGCCTCATCAGTTTGGGATGGAATCAAAGAAACCTGGTCTGGATTTGTAGATTGGGTTCAAGAAATTTGGCAAGGAATTTCTGATTGGTTTGGAGAGTTATGGAGCGGATTAGTTGAAAGAGCTTCCAACATCTGGCAAGGAGTCCAAGAGACTTGGCAAGCATTCGTTGATTGGGTTTCAAATATTTGGAACGGAGTCAAAGAAGTATGGTCGATTATTTGGGCAGACATTGTAGGAATTGTTCAAATACCATGGACATTAATAACGTCATTGATTCAAGCTGGTATTAATATTATCGTGGGTATTTTTGATGTAGCTGGACAGTTATTAGGCACAGCTTGGCAAGCTGTTTGGACACCTATTTCTGATTTCCTTAAAAATATTTGGGATACTATGACACAATGGATAAGCATCGCTTGGAACGGAATTGTAACTACATTCCATACTATATTTGATCCAGTAGTGGCATGGTGGAATGGTATATGGACATCTATTAGTACTACGGCTTCAAATATTTGGAATTCAATTAGTGCAACAGCTTCTAGTATTTGGAACAGTATCAAGAATACAATCACTAGCTTGGTACAAGCAGCTGCTGCAGTAATTCAAAATGTTTGGTCAACTGTATCTAGTTGGTTAGGCGGAATTTGGAATTCAATCAGCTCTACAGCATCAAATATCTGGAATAGTGTGACTAGCAGTATAAGTAATGCTATAAATGCAGCTAAAAGTGCCATTCAAAGTGTTTGGAATAGTATATCTTCATGGATTAGCGGAATTTGGAACGGTATCAAAAATACTGCTTGGAATCTTTGGAATGGAATTACAAGCACTATTAGCTCTAAAGTAAACGATGGAAAAAATGCAATTTCAAGCGGTTGGTCCAATCTAACAGGTATTGTTTCCGACATATTCAATAATGTTAAAAGTACGATTGCTAACATTTGGGAAGGTATTAAAAAGACTGTTAGTGCTCCAATTGATTGGATTAGAGATAAAATCAGTGGCATCTTTGATAATCTGAATATTTCGATACCACATATTCCGTTACCACATTTTAAATTGAGTGGGGAATTCAATCCATTGAAGGGAAAAATCCCAACGTTGGGTGTTGATTGGTATGCGAAAGGTAGTGTGTTTAATTCTCCGAATATTATCGGTGTCGGTGAAGCAGGACCTGAAGCAGTTTTACCTTTGAAAAGATCTGTGCTGCAAGAAATTGGTGATCGTATCTTGAGTAGCACATCAGTTTCATCTAGGGCACAAACGATTCAACCTGTGAATAACTACGAATTCAATTTCACAATTGATGGTAACGCAGATGAGGTTACTATGAAGCAAACAACTCAACAAATCATTGATAGCATTACAAAAGTTCAAAATGATAATGCTTCGGCATGGCGTTAAACAAGAGAGTATTTCTCCTGTTTTTTTAGTATTAAAAAGGATGTGAAAAAATGACTGATTGTATACATTCTATAATCGATGGATTTCCTGATTATTTGCATAAATTGGCTTTAGCTGAAAGACCAACCATACCTTCTCCAAAAAGACAGAGAGTTGAAACTTCTGTTTTAGGAAGGTTAGGTGGCTTAGTACAAGATTACTCGTTTGAAGACATGTCGTTTACATTACACTATAACTATTTAGAAGATGTGGAAGACCATCAAGCGTTTAAGCAATCGTTTTATATCATGCGTCATTGGTTAAATTATGCAAAGAAATTAGAATTCTCTGATGATCCCAACGTCTATTATGTTATCCAGACTATCGATATTGGGGATGCAGAAAACGATATCGTTGAATGGGGAGAGTTCGATGTGAATATCACTGTGAAACCATTCGCAAGAGTTCAAGAAGACGTACCAATAACCGTAGATAAACCACAGTCATTTAACTTGCTGAATAATAGTTTAGAAGAAAGTTTTCCAAAGATTATCATCACTCCTTCAGCTACTTCATGCCAGTTCATCTTAAATGATTATGTGTTTAGTTTCGAAGGCTTAGTAGTAGGAACTGACGTAGTCATTGATAGTGATTTGATGCTTTGCTACGAAGAGCAATCGGACGGAGATATTTTAGATCGGTCCAACAAAATGAAGACCATGCAATATCCGACATTGCAAGTGGATATTAATCATTTTAATTGCACTGGTTTGAGCAAAATACAAATTTATCGTAATGGGTTAAGGTAGGTGAAATAGATGATCGATAATTTAATAACTATTTACGATAAAAATGACGCGAATAATTTAACTGAACATTTATATGATACACAAGGGTTAGGTGCTTTATCAGACTGGTTAACAGCTACTGTTAGCAATAAACTAAACGGAGCCGAGATATTTCAGGGTACTTATCCAATAAGCGGAACTAATGCAGATTTGATTGTAGAAGGACGTATAATTCAGTGTTATGTAGATGAAAATCGAGCAAAACAACGTCTACGGATTTATTATGCAAAGACTTCTGTAATAGGAAATACGATAGAAGTAAAAGCTGAACCTATTTTCAATGATATAAGAAAATCGGTGTTGAATAAATATGACAGCGGAACAGAAAAGATCACTGCTACTCAGGCATGGCAAAACGCAAAAACTTTAGCGAAACCAGCTATTCCTTCGCAGTTTTCTTTCTCATCGTTAGTAGATACGCTTGCTAATGTGAAGATAGAAAAGGCGAATTTTTTAGAATTCTTTGGTGGAAAAGAGGGATCTATTCTAGATCGATTTCATGGGGAATTTCTAAAAGATAATAACACATTACGTCATGAAAAAAGGCTAGGTACGGATCATAAAATCAAAGCGATTTATACTAAAAACTTAACTGGTCTTGACTTAGAGATAGATGCTCAAAGTATTTTAGTTGGAGTTTATCCATTCATTAGCAGTTCTTCAGAAGGAGAAGACGAGATCACTCTACCAGAAGAAGTGATTTTCACGGATTATGTGGATGATTATCCTGCTGGATATGTTTCTTTTGTTGATTTTAAAGACAAAGCGACTGATGTAGCCACATTAAGGGAAGCTGCTAAAGACTGGTTGAAAACAAACATAGATAAACAAAAACCACAAGTGAGTGGTTCGATTGAATTAGTACCATTGAGACATCAAAGAGGTTATGAAAAATTTGTTGATCTGGAGAAAGTTTCGATGGGTGACGGAGTAGATGTGTATCATCCACAGTTAAAAGTGAATATGTCAGCAAGAATTGTGGAATATACATTTAATGTTTTAACTAACTCATACGATAAATTAGTTGTAGGAAACGTCAAAACAAACTTCTTAGAAAATACAGAGAATAATGTCAGCAATTTGATTAATGACGCCATTGATCAATTGAAAAATGGTGGCGGAATCAGTGATTTAATCAATGATATTGTAGATCATCAAACTGATATAATTACTGGCCAAGATGGTGGGTATGTTTTATTAGATCCTAAAGAAGCACCTAGTCGTATTTTGATTATGGACACGCCAGATAAGAATACTGCACGGAACGTTTTGCAAATCAACAACGCTGGTATTGGTTTCTCTAAAACTGGTATTAATGGAACGTATGACACCGCATGGACGTTAGATGGCGGATTCAATGCCTCGTTTATTACAGCTGGTGAGATAGTAGGGATTACTATTAGAGGTACTACATTAATTAGTGATGGCACTGATTATAGAACAAGTATTGCTAATGGCAAAATGACTTGGTATTCAAAAAAAGTTAACAAAGATATTATGGAGCTAGAAGCACGTGATTATGTAAGTGCTGATGCCGGTATTGTATCATACACCATGAAAACTGGTGGTGGTTTCATGATTAGAAATCCACAGGGAAATTTGGTTTTTAGTACGTGGGATAATGGTAATAACAAACCGTTTTTATCTTTTGGTGCGCCCAATTTCAGATATAGCAATGCTAGTTATATAACTGATGGCGATGGTAGTTCTTTAAGCATTAATGGTAGTGCGGGTAGTTCATGGGAGTTTAAAGTAGCTGGTAGGACTATGAAATTTACTAGTGACGGTATGCTAACTTTGCCAGGTTGTTTTTTTGGTTCATGGGAAGATGGGAAAATTGCTAGGTTTGAACAATCAACGGTGCAAGTATATAAAGATTTTACTGTTAGAGGTACTAAAAACTCAACCGTACCGACAGAACATTATGGACAACGACTATTGAACGCTTATGAAACTCCAGAATATTATTTCGCTGATTATGGGGAAGCCGTTACAGGTGATGATGGTAAAGTTCGTGTTGATATTGACCCCATGTTTGCTGAGACAGTAAATCTAAGTCGGTATATGACACATGTGACACCTACAGAGCTAGTTTTGTGCGCAGTTACTCACGAAGATATTGACCATTTCATCATTGAAACTAGTAAGCCAAACGTATTAGTTAGATGGAATTTAGTGGCACACCGTCTAGGGTATGAAGATATTAGATTAAAAGAGGATACAGCATATGATAGCACAGTGCTTGACCAAAAACGTTTTTAAAACGAAGACAAGGAGGTATATAAATGGCTAGCAGTTTATATAATTTGGCTTTAGACTTCAGCAAAGAATTAAACTACACCAAAGCTATTATGGCTCGTCAAGGTGATAAAGGGATTACGGTGACTGTTAAACCGTTTCTAAATGGCTTGCAGATGGATACGAGTGGCGGAACATTTACTTTAAAAGGAACAACACCATCTAACCGTTATGTAGATAGTGTTGCAACTAATGTAACTAGTGAAGAAGTCACGTTTTCTCTTGACGGCACATTTATGAGTGAAGCAGGATATTATAAACACTGCTATGTAGAATATAGAAAAGACAATCAAATTTTAACAACGCAAGATATCATTTTTTTCTCACTAGGAGTGTCTGACATTTCGCAAGGCCAAGCCGATGAATATGTTTCGCAATTAGAAGAATTGATTCGAAAGTATAACGAAACTTTTGATGCTTTTATGGCTGAAATTAAAGGTAGAGTGGATAGCTTAAATAAACAGATTACTGATTTAACTGGTCAAGCTAAAACGCTACAAGACAAGTTAGATGCTCTGAAAGAAGAAATTTCTAAATTAGGTAACTTGCAAGTGATGTACAGTAACAGCATCGACTTCGGGGGCCATGATTATTCGGGAAGACCTAACTTATTCCTAAATTTAGATTTTTCAAAACTAAGTAAAAATGCTTCAGCGATTACAGAACCTCCTGCTTATGTCAAAGACGGCGGTTCGCATTTTGTACTTGACTTTAGCGATCCGTCAGCAAACGGCGTAGATAGAAGCGTATATATTCCAGCTGTAGGACGGTTAGAAAAAGGCGCTACTTATATCGCAACTGTGCCTATAATGATTAGTGATGATTTCTCCACAGATTACGGCGCTTCGCCTATCTATCCGTATTGTGTATCAGCTAATAACGTTGTGACACGTGTCACTTCTCTATATCCAGATAATAGTTGCAGGGGAAAATGGGGGTTCATTAAAAAGACATTTACTGTACCTGCAAACGTGTCAGACGGAGAATTTACTTATTTTCAGGTTTACTCGACTAAAGGACAAGTCGGTAAACTTTACATTGGTTATGATATTAAGATTGAGAAAGTAACGTCAACAAGTGATACGGCAACTCCGTACCAGCCCAACCTACTCGTTGAGCCGTACTATTTGAGCAAGACGGCATTGGGTAAGAATATACGAAGAACAGACGTAGGAAATTCTTTGCCACGTACTACTACAGAATATCAATGTTATGTAGGTAATATAGAAGGCTACTATGAAGCAAACCAAGACTATGTAATCACAATGAAAGCCACTAAACCAGCCACACAGACTTTTGGATTGTATTTGCTAGCTGGGTCTCAACACGCTGGTAACCTAATGCCTGTTGAAGGGTTAACAGATACTTGGCAACTAAATTTTAGACCAACAAAAGAAATGATAGACGCTGGTGTTAGAAATCAAATAAATATATTTCAAGTGCCCCAATCAACAAAAGGTGAAGTCAAAATAGAATGGATAAAACTAGAAAAAGGTGACACCCGAACCCCGAATATTGAGCAATATAAATACCGAGGAATCGGTATGCGAGACTCAAACAACCCAAAAGATTATGTATGGGATCTAGCACCAGAATATGTCGAAGACAATCTTGCTACAGATGTTAAAATTTCTGAAATCACAGGCAAAGCAAACAATTATACCGATGGGAAAGTATCGGAGATTAATTCGCAGTTGACAGCTTCAATTAATGAAGTTTATAAAAAAGTAACTGCCAATACTTCTAAGATAGCCACTAACATAACTAACATTAAAACTATTAGTGATGCAATGCCACTATACGCTATTTACAGTGAAGGTAGAGACTTAACAGATTCACCAGATGGGACAAAAATACCTATAGGGGCTCTTGTAGCTACGGACTTTGCTCACACAGCTAGTGATTTACCATATACGATAAGTAGTGATGGGATTACCTTAACCGCAACTAGAAACTGTGTTTTATTTTTCGAAGGTTCTGTAAAATTGCATGGAAATAATACGTTCAAATTTGCTTATGTAAAAATTAGAAAAAATGGAAGTGATACTAACTTTGCTAATGTAGGTAGTAGTGCCAATTTAAACTATATGACATCTCAAGCTGGTCAGTACGTTCACACTTTAGTCGCAGGAGATAAAGTAGAATTTACTTTAGGGATAGATGCCGCAGCAAAAATGTTCCATCTACAACTATTATCCTTAAAAATATCAGAAGTAAAACCTGTATAAAATACTAATTTTGCTACCAACACGCTCAAAGGAGGGTGTTTTTATTGTGCAATGAAAGGGGTGAGTGATGAAGCATGGATAAATTGTTGGAGTCGTTGCTTTCAAATCCTGAACAAATAAGTTTTGCAGTATTGTTTGTCGGCTTACTTGTTTGGGTAATGAAACAGAACAATACAAGAGAAGAACGGTATCAAGATACTATCGACAAATTAACGAACGCTTTGGGTGATGTAGAGACAATCAAGAGTACCGTAGAGAAGATTCACGAGAAATTACAATAGGAGAAAGAAATGGACTAAACTGAACATTCAGATATAGAAAATCATTTGATGGATAAGTGCTACTTGATTTGAAAAATAGTACAAATTATTTGTTGGAATATATATTCTGTATGCTTTAATTTGACGCTGCCAAATAATAAATTTATGTTATACTAAGTTATATTTTGAAATAAAGAGGAGCTAATTGTTTGGTATGATTAAAAAAATTAAGAGCGACAGACATTTATTTATTGTTTTATTTTGTATTTTTGTATTTATGCTTATTTTGAATAGTATGTCCCCTTTGGTACACGACGATTATTCTTATTTTGTAAAAACCTCAAGTATAAAAACAATTTTATCTGACGAATATCAACAATATATGACATGGACTGGTAGATCAGTAGTCCACGTTATTTTTCGCTTTTTTACTAAACTACCAAAAATATATTTTAATATATATAATTCTTGCATGTTTTCTATATTGGTTTATCAAATTATTATGTTTTCTTCCATAATAAAAGATCGGGCTACTAAAAATGTTTATCTAAAAGGGTTTATCATATTTTCATTAATGTGGATATTTACTCCAGCTTTCAATAATGTTTACTTGTGGATGGCTGGTTCTGTGAATTATCTCACTGCAATGGTTATTATGTTATCTTTTATTCTGGTTTATCATCGATATATAACAGAATCTAAAGAACAAAATAATAGTTTTTTTAAGACAATAGGGATGCTTCTTTTGGGAATAATAGCTGGTTGGTGTAATGAAAATACCTCTGGAGGCACATTGTTCATTGTTGTAGCATATACTGCTCTTTCGTATTTTTATAAGAATAAAAAAATAGAAAAATGGATGATTGCTGGTATTGTTGGAAATATTGTAGGTTTTCTTTTTATGGTAATGGCACCTGGCAACGACATCAGGGCTACTTATTTTGATAGAAGTAATCTTTCAATCTTTTGGAAAATTCTTGATGCAATACCTGCAATCAGTCGTGCATTACAGGAAAATGCAATGTTTCCTCTAACGATAGCATTAGCTTTGATTGTTTTATCATACTTAAATAGTAGTTTAACAATTAGTAATATTTTAAGTTCATTGTTTTTCGTTGGTGGCATATTGACAATAGGAGTTCTTACTATTTCTCCAACCGCGTTATCTTGGTCTAGGTCTTATTTTGGGGGGATTATTTTTATTTTCATATCTATAGTAATTAGTCTTTTTGAATTGCTAACAAATTTTGATAAAATCAATAAAGTTGTTTTTTCTATGATCTTCAGTTATTTAATGATTAGTTTTTTATTACTTTTTTTCAATGGAACTGCTGACATATATAAAAACTATGTAAGTTACAATAATCAAAATGAATCTATTAAAAGGCAAATTAAGAATGGTGAAATGGATATAGTTGTTCCACCATTAAATTACAAGCCACAAACTATTTATCCAGTTTACAATGGTAATGATATTACTTCAGATAAAAATAATGAGAGAAATAGAAGTGTTGCTGCATATTGGGGAGTGGACTCTATTAGGGTAGAAGAAAAAGAAAAATAGCAAAATCAAATATTTTTATTTTCATAATATATTAATGTTTAGACACGATTTATATCGTGTCTTTTTGTTTAAGTATAATTTAGTTTTTGATAAAAAAACTAATAATTAAAGGAGTAGATGATCAATGAAAAAGAAAATTACTATTACTGCGATGAGCCTATTAATGGCTCTTTTTTTATTGCCAATTACTGGATTTGCCTATACGATCAACAATGAATTTAATTTAGGTGTAAATGAAGGTAGCTCACAAGTAGCAAATAATCAGTATATTTTACTGCATGAAACGGCTAATGAAACAGCAACAGGACGCAATGAAGCGCAGTATATGCAACGTTCATGGACTAGTGCTTACACTGCTTATATTGTGGGAGACGGCGGAATTGTTTATCAAGTCGGTCAACCTGGTTATGTACAGTACGGTGCTGGTTCGTATGCTAATGCCAACAGTCCTGTGCAGATTGAGTTACAACACACACATGATAAAGCAACGTTTGAGAAAAACTACAAGGCATACGTTGAATTGGCTAGAGATTCAGCAATGAAATATGGTATTCCATTAACGTTGGACACTCCTTATAACCAACCGGGAATCAAATCGCATTTATGGGTAACACAAAACATCTGGGGCGATCATACAGATCCTTATGGTTATCTTTCTGAAATGGGCGTAAGTAAAGAAAAATTAGCCTATGATTTAGCTCATGGATTTACCCATGAAAATCCGACAACTTCAGATGATAGACCAGTCATTGATCCAACTCGAGCAGGTGCAGCAAATCCTACACTGACAGATGGAACAAATTACGCCCACATTGATCAGTTCGGAGAAATCGAAAACGCAAACTTGCATGTAGCTGGATGGCACATTGCTAACTATAAATACGAGTATATTTTCATTATGGATTACAATACTGGAAAAGAACTAGCACGAGTAAATGCTAATGGCGTTTCACGCCCAGACGTAAACCAACCCTACGGCACTTATGGTAATGTTGGCTATCATGTATCTTTCAATATGCGTAATTTCCCCAACAAGAAAGTATACGTCATGATGCGTGCAACGAATGATCCAGAAGGGAACACTAAAGGCGGAGCACAAGATTTTCATGATAAGCGTTGGTATTTGAATATTCCACAACGATAAAAAATAGCCCCCCGTTGAGGGGCAGTACATAAGATTAAGGGAAGCTTACTTAGTCATTATATTTTGGTATAATGATAAAGAGGTGATGAAATGAATTGGTATAAGCCCGAGTATATGGGTACCGTTGCGGATTGGATAGGTATAGTAGTAACTGCTCTTACCATATTCTTTACAGTTAAATACTATTTAAATGATAATAAAAGAGAATTTAGAATAGTACTATATCCACTATATACTAAGGAAGAGAAAGAAATAACCTTCACTTCTGCTCAACCTTTATTTTATGGATTTTACGCAGTGAATTTCTCGAAAAATCCCGATTCTGTATATTTTTATACTATCAGACCTAAGAGAAATATTTTGGATAAATTATTTTTCAAAATTCCTAAAGATCAATTAAGTTTAGCCAGTCCTTTTGAAGAAAAACCGCCAGAATATCAAACTTTAGGATCTAAAGAAAGAACAAAGATAGAAAAAATAAAAGTAGAATCACTTTATGCTCATTTGTCATATTTATATCAACGCACCAATAAAAATAGATACTTAAAAAAAATGATTTTAGAAATTGTGTATCTTAATGTAGAAGGGAAAGAATTTAGTAAACCGATAGTATTTCCGATAGAATTAATACGACAATACATGGAGGAACAAAAAAGAGTGGCTAGAGAATTACAAAAAATAAAGCCATTAAAAGAATTTCTAAGTGATGAGAGTGATAGTGAATGAGCTGATAAGTAACACAAAATAAGATCAAAAAATTTCCATGACAAACGTTGGTACTTGAATATTCCGCAAAGATAAAAAATAGCTCCTCGTTGAGGGGCAGTACATAAGATTTCTTAGAAAAATATTGACAAAAGTTTTTTTTTGTGAATCAACCATGTGTATGATAATATGAAGAAAAACAAGGGTGATATAGAGGTGAGTTTAACATGCTAAAAGCTATGGATATTGCAGATTTTATTTTAAAAAATAGAATTGAGAAACACGATCCTATTACGAATTTAGCACTTCAAAAATATCTATATTTTGCCAATGCTAAATTTTTGTATGAAACAGGGGAGCCTTTATTCGAAGAGCCGATAGAAAAGTGGAAGTTTGGCCCCGTTGTTAGCGAGGTATATCATGAATACAAAGACTATAGGGCAAACAAAATTACAGAACTTAGCAAGCACGAGAGTATTACCATTACGGATACAGGAATTAAAATCATAGAAAATGAATTTAATGAGGAGTCAATCCCCAATGATATTCAAGAAAAGCTAATTTCGGTGATTAATAATTTATCTAAATATACATCATTTAAGTTAGTTGAGGAAACTCATAAGCATAGTGAGTGGAAAAACGACGAGGATAGGATTATGAGTGGAGAAAAACATCTAACTTATGATATAGATTCAATGAAAAAATATTTTGAAAGACATGAAGAAGCGAGAATATGGTAAAAAACAGTGAGCGTATTTCTGAATCTTTTGTAGAATTGGTTCTTAGATCTTACAATGAAAATGATTTGAAAAAAAATAAGCAATCTATTATAGATCTTTTGAAAGCTATCGATGGATTGAATAGTCCATCACCTTATGATCAATTAACTACTTATATATTTGAGAATGACAAAGATAATGCTGACGAGTTAATTGCGCTCTTTGATGAGAGCCAAGCTATTTTTGAAAATTCATTAAAGGAAGGAGAAAGCTACCCAAATATAGATTCTTTTTTTAACTCTATAAGAAGACACATAAAATTAGCTATTATTCAGCAAAAACATATCGTAGCAAGTTCGAAAGAAGCACTAAAAATTAGTGAAGAAGCCGAAAAAAATATAAATCAAACTGAAGAAAAAATAAAAAAATTAGAAAAAGATTTAAATAAAGCAGAAGAAACAATTAAAAATATGGAAAAAATTAAAGGTAGTATATACACAGAATTTATAGCCATTTTGGGGATTTTTTCTGCTCTTATCTTTGGGCTATTTGGTGGATTTGATGGGTTATCCAAAGCAATTGTTAGTTTAAGTAGTAAATGGTCTATGGGAAAAGTTTTAACAATAAGTTCCGGAATTATGCTGTGTTTAACATTATTGATATTTGCTCTACTCCAATGGGTAGCTAGAATTACTGGCAGAAAACTAACTTCTTGTGATTGTTATAAAGAAGGTAAAGAATGTACTCATTCCTTATTTAGAAGACATAGAACTTTATTTTCCATTAATTTTTCTTTTATTTTTGTTTTTATTTTAGGCGAATATATAGAGTCTTATGAAAATATATATGGTATATATGATTTTCAACAAAATCATAGCAAAATATTTGGTTTTTTAGCTTGGGGAATACCAATAATATTTATTGTAATGGTGTTAGTAGTAACTTGGTCCATATTAAAGAAGCCCAAAACAACAAAATTAACTACCGAAAAACAGTAAAAATTTTAAAAGCTCAGTCATGAATAATCGACTGAGCTTTTTTGTGTTCTTTGATAAATTGTTTTAAATCTTTGAGATTGTCCTCAGTTGACTTATTATTTACGGATGATTTCGCAATACCCTTAGCTCAGTTGGTCAGAGCAGACGGCTCATAACCGTCCGGTCGTAGGTTCGAGTCCTACAGGGTACATTAATGTAGCCAATTGAATCGTTCTGTGTTAGAATTTTTTGAAGAGTATTATACAAGCTAAAGCTTTTCTTCATTGCCACTCAAATGAGTGGCTTTTTTATGTATCCTTTTATGGATTAATGAAAGGATGTTTCACATAGTTATACTTCTGTATATTTGAAAAGTTTTACTTTGATTTTTAAATGGAAAGACATTTGGGTTATATTGTGAGATAATAATAAAGAAGAGTTTAAAGCGTTCCCCAAAAACCACTCCCCCATAAGTGTGTTACGCTTTAAACTCTTTTATATTTGAAGCCATTAAAAAGCATACCATATAACTGTAAAAAATAATGGGAAAAAGACTTATAATTGGAGTGATAGTTAATTAGTGACTTATTTTTGATTTTATAGCACTGATACTATAAAATATAGATATCATCATATTACACAATCTTAATACTAACTTAAAAATATCTCCTTTTATAAGTATGGTGATAAAATCCGTTCCGGGCTACCTTTTTAGGTAGCCTACTTTAATCTTTATATTTTTCAGGATCAACAAAAGTATACTTTACATAGTCAAATCGTTTATGTTTTGCTCTAACATCTGGAACATTTGTCACTACATCAAATAAAAAATAGGCATCTAGGTTCATTCTGGTTTTTGCTGCCGGAATTTTAAAGTAGTTCTTATTAGAATAGTAGAGATTGATTAATAAGCTTTCTTCGATTGCTAAAAAGAAAACTTCTGAATCCCATACTTTATAAAAATCTTTGATAAATCTATTCGTAGGATCGTATTTAAACCATAATTGTGTTTTTCCTTCTATTAAAATATCTTGGTTATACGCATCTTCTTTGAAATTTAAGGTAATTGATATGTATCCCGACCAAATATTAGGGTTGTTAGAAATTAAAGATCCTAGTCCTAGTGATAATAAAATACCAGATAACTATACAGCGCAACAGTATATTGAAGATATTTACAATGTTAGATCTGAAATACAAAGAGTTCTAGATAGAATTGAAAATGAAATTGGTAAGATAATGATGGAAATGGAAAGATCGTGATAAAGTTTTTGTTACTATTTTTAATAATGCAGCAAAAAAATATTGCCACCATTTTGCCACCGATGACTGAGGTTTTCTCAGGTGTTTTGAAATGACCTAAAGATAGAAGAGATTATTTAGTTCCTTTATAACCTTTAATACTAGAAGCTTAGAGACTATCTTAGATTAATAGAGAATAGTACAGTTAGATTATTGCGAAAAGAAGCCTTCATGGCCGTTCTGAAAATGGATGAGGAAGAAAGTAAGAAGTAGCAAGGAATTTAGGAGTTTCTTAGCTTCCAAAATTTGTGAAATTCAAAAATATTCGCCCTATGTTCGCCCAAGTTTTTACTTGGGCGAATTTTTTGCATTTTAAATCAAAGATCTTTTCAGACGTTGGGCGAAAATATCAACAGCTTCATTTTTCATTTTTTTGGTTACATGTGCGTAAGCATCCATAGTAGTAACTAATCTAGAATTACCAACTCGAGCCTGGATTTCTTTTGGGTTTGCCACCGGATTGTTACCGGTGGCTTTTTTTGGTAAAATTCAAGAATTTTTTCTTAAATTCTCCATGATATCTATCGTTTCAGTTTTTATCTTATTTGTCACATGAGAATAGGTGTACATCTAATAATGCCTTGGATACCTTGGAATCAGTGGATGAGTTGGAAACAACTTTGGATTAATCAAAAGAATCCATGTATAAACTGAGTTATGCCGTTTAAGTTAGCGCAGAATCCCTAGCTATTTAAAAAATGGTTTGGCTAAGATCTCTCAAAAAGAGTATTTATTCAAATAACTTTTTAGAAAAATAATTAGGCTAGAAACAAAAGAAGCCAGCTACAAGAGCTGGAAAAGTTAATTTTTTGTATTCAGATAAATTAATATACAAATAAAAAATACTATCGAAAACACTAACCCAACTAAATAATTGGATAAAAAAAGGGGATCAGAATCTGAATCATCCCAAATCTTGATCATGAAATAGATAAATGGGAGGAATGAGACGACCAATAAACAATCTTTTTTACGCCATATTTTCAAACAACTTAGAACAATAATTTTATATGCACAAGTAACCCAGAATAAGATTTTACTAATAAATAACAAAGTTATATCCTCTTTATTTTTTCTCTTTCCCAATATATTTATTTTATCACTATTTATTTATTATGAGAAAGAAATGAGACTAAGGGGAGAAGTCACAACAAAGTTTCTGAAGAAGAAATATAAAATGGCAAATCGGCGTGTTGTTAATGCGAGTGAGGCTATTCGTAAGTTTGGATTTCTATATTAGATAATGATCGTCAATGGGAGGGAACGGAATAAAAATAAAAGACGGATTTTACGATAGTAGTCATGGTATTGATGGTTAAATACTAGATATGCCGATAAAGTACCCTAATTAATTCGGATTGAAAGAATGATGAAATGCGATAGACAGCAACGGTTGAAAAATAGTAAGAACAATTAGGAAGAGTTGAAATTCACATCCTTGTTTTTACTATTTCCGTTGCTGTCTATCAATTTATAAACATCAAAGTTATGTTTACTTAAAATATATCAATTGCTTATTGTCAAAGATAAATATAATACGCATCAGCTTCCGAAGTAACAGAATTTACCTTATGGAGTCCTTCTAATTTGATGTGGAGTTCATTGGCAACTTCTTCAATATATTTGTTAAATATCCTATTTTCTAATTTTAAATAATTAGCAATCTCTATAGAAATAACTTTTTTACGTTCTTTTCCTATAAACTGAATATTAAAATTCCTTATAACGTTGTTTCTATCACTTTCATTAGGAAAGCTACTTCTCATTGATACATATTTTTTTATAGATGCAAGAGTGCTTTTTATCATTTGAAATTCATCCAT